TAATATATATAGAGAATGGCAACAAATACAGAAAAGATAGTAGTACAGGTAGTCGTAAAAGGACAAAAGCAATTAGAAGACCTTAGCGGTAAAACTAGCAAAGCAACTAAGGGTGTTGGTGGATTAACAAAAGGATTTACTAAAATGGCTGCAGGTATTGGACTTGCAATAGCTGCGTTTAGACAAATAAATCAGTTAATAGGTGGCTCTATTAAGACTTTTTCAAAATTTGAGTTTGAAATGGCTAAAGTTAAAGCTATTACAGGTGCTACAGAAAAAGATTTTCAAAAATTAACATCTACAGCACAAAAACTAGGTAGAACAACATTCTTTACTGCAACACAGGTAGGGGAACTACAGGTAGCTTTTGGTAAGTTAGGGTTTACAACAAGAGAAATATTAGATGCTCAGGAAGCAACATTAATGTTAGCTACAGCTACACAGTCAGACTTAGGTAGAGCAGCAGTAGTTGCGGGTGCGGCAGTAAGAGGATTTGGATTAGATGCCAGTGAAACACAAAGAGTGGTAGATGTTATGGCTGTAGCTTTTACTTCATCAGCATTAGATATTGAGAAGTGGCAAACATCTATGACTAAAGTTGCCCCTATTGCAAATGCCGCAGGAATAGAAATAGAATCAACTGCAGCAGTTATGGGTACACTTACAGATGCAGGTATTGAAGCATCTATTGCAGGTACATCATTAAGAAATATATTCTTAAAAATGCAAGACCCAACATCTGAACTAGCAAAAAAGATAGGGTTTACAGTTAGTAGTGGAGAGGATTTAGAAAAAGCATTAGTACAATTAAATGCATCAGGACTTACAAATGCAGAGATGATGGAACTTGTTGATTTAAGGCAAGTTGCTGCTTTTGCAACAATGGTTAATGGTGCTGATAGAATAGTTGATTTAACTGATGCTTTAGATGATGCTAATGGAAAGGCTCAGGAAATGGCTGATATTATGAAAAACACATTACAAGGAGATATTTTAGAAGCTAAGTCTGCTTGGGAAGGTCTTGAAATTGCTATTTTTACTGGAAGCAATAATATATCTAGGTGGCTTAGAGATGCTATTGATGTTTGGACATTCCTTCTAAATAAATTTGCTGATTCATTAAAAACATCAGAAGATGTTGCTATAGATATTTTTTCAAAAAGAATGGGTATTGCTAAGACTCAATTTAAAGAATTACAAGAATTAGCAGAAATAAATGCAGACCCAGATATAAGTCAAACATTAAGTGAGTCTATAAGAATAGCTGCAGATGACCTAGAGAAAGATATTGAAAGACTAAAAAAACAAACAAATGAAGCAAAAGAAACATGGGATAATGCTTGGACAAATGCCCCAGTAGGATTTGGAACAGAATCTTATGAAGAAACATACAATAGATTAAAAAGACAGACAGATGCGTCAATACTAGCATTAACTGATTTAAGAGATGAGCAACAAAAACAGGCAGATTATGAAACACAGCAAATTAAAGATTCTGAGTTAGAAGCAGATATAGCAGCAGAAAAGAAAAGGAGAGCAAAATTAAAAGAAAACCAAGATGAATTAAAAGAAATAGAAAAAGCAAACAGAGATAAACAACGACTAGAAAAACAAGACTTTAAAGATTCAGAAACAAATCTAAAAAATGCTTTAAAAGAAGAATTAAATGCAGATAAGCAAAACCTTATAGATGGATTAATAACTGAAGAAGAATACAACACTAGAGTTTTTGAAGCAGAACAGGCTCATCTTGATATGATGAGAGATTTAAGAAACGCATATGGTCTGGATGTTGCTTCTATTAATGGTAAAATATTAGACAATGACTTAAAGAGAATATCAGAAGCAGCGAAAGCAGAATTAGACAGATTTAAACAAGACCAAGAGATTAAGAAAAGTCAGGTAGACTTAGCAGTAGAAGCAGCAGATGCTATTATAACCATAACAACACAAAATATTGATAGGAGAGCAGAAAGAGAGAAAAAACTTTTAGAAGAAAGAAAAGAAGCAGGTCTTATAACTCAAGAAGAATACGAAGCAGGAGTTGAAAGAATATCAAGAAAGGCTTTTCAGCAAAAGAAGAAATTAGCATTGATGGAGATATTAGTAGATACTGCGGCAGCAGTTGCTAAAATAAAAATACAGGCAGCAGTATTAGCAGCAACTCCTATTATTGGTCATGCTATGGCAGCATCAGCATTAGCACAAATCCCTTTTGTTATAGCATCTGGACTAATACAAGCAGCAGTTATAAATGCTCAGAAATATGCATTAGGAGGATTAATTGAAGAATTTGCAAATGGTGGTATGGTACAAGGTAAATCTCATGCACAAGGAGGAGAGAAGTTTGCAGTAGGAGGTAGAGTAGTTGAATTAGAAGGAGGTGAAGCAGTTATCAATAAAAGAAGTACGTCAATGTTTAGAGGTCAACTGTCAGCAATGAACGCAGCAGGAGGTGGTGTTAAGTTTGCAGATGGTGGATTACTTAATCAACCTTCATTCTCACAACAACAATTCAATGCTTTAAATCAAAACCAGATGGTTGGGGCTATGGGTTCTAGCAGAAAAGTAGTTGTAGTAGAATCTGACATTACAGATACTCAAGAAGCAGTAAGTGTAATACAATCACAAGCAACATTATAAATATGGAAGAAATACTAAAACTTATTGAAGGTTATGGATTGCCATTAGTTTTACTTTTAGGTGCTTTATATGCGTTATATAGATTTCTTGTTTTTAGTTTATATGAAGTAAAGAACGAGTTTGGAAGAAGACATGAAGATAATGCTAAGGCAATGTCAGAATTAAAAATATCAATAGCACAATTAAAAGAAAAGGTTAATACATTACTAGATTTTGAAAAAAGAAAATAATATAAACATATGTTTGTTAATAAAAAAACCAAATTAGAAAGACTAAGTATATGTAAAAGTTGTAATATGTATCGCAACTTTATGTTACTTAGAAAGCCAATAATAACAATAGGGTCAAGGTGTGCAGAATGTAAGTGTTTCCTAGATGCAAAAACATCTTTGACAAAAGAGTTTTTTGGGAAATGCCCTTTAAATAAATGGTAAAAAAATAAAAATGGATATAAAAGAAATCGCTAAAAATTATAGCAAAGACAAAAAAAGAATGATGACTGATGCTGTTGTTAAGAATCAGCATCACATGAGAAACTTTACTTCTTATCACACATACTCTTTAAACTTAATGTATGCTGAATGGGATTTATTATTCCCAACACAAAAGCAAGATATTAATTGTAGTTCTTGCAGAAAAGCAGTAAATAAGTTTTGGGAAACAATGGTAGATGAGTGGATAGAAGAAGAATCAAAACCTACACCAGAACCAAAAACAAAAAAGAAAGTTGGCACAAAAAAAAGAAAGGCAAAATAAGATAGATGTAGTTTATGACTACATTGAAATTGTTGGGGTTGAACTTGAAAGAAGGTTTGGAGAATCCCCCACCTGTAAAGACATGATAAAACATCTTGTTGAGAGAGGTATGATTGAGCCAAAGAGAGTTAGGAACTATATGATTATTGCTGACTTTGATAGAATGTTAGTTGGTAATGAAGGAAGCAGAACACATACGTTTATGGACTTATCTATTAAATACGAGATAAGTGAAAGTCAAGCACAAAATATTGTTTATAAGGAGAGAAAAAAATCTACCCCAATGAATAATATATCATTCTAAAAGTTTTGTATCAAAATTAGGTAACTATAAAATACATTTAAGTGTATTTTTGCAGCTATGAACAAAAATTGGTATAGTATTCAAAACAAAGCAGGTAAAACTGCTGATGTCTATATCTTTGATGAGATTGGAATGTATGGTGTAACTGCACAAGATTTCATTGGAGAGATAAAAGACTTAAAAGACACGCCAATCAATTTACGCATAAATAGTTTAGGAGGAGATGTGTTTAATGGAATGGCGATATATAATGTAATCAAAAAAAGAGAATCCAGAACTACAGTTTATGTTGAGGGAATAGCTGCAAGTATTGCTACTATTATTGCTCTTGGTGCAGATGAAGTTGTTATGTCTGAAAATTCTCTATTTATGATTCATAACGCTTGGGGTGGAACTATGGGTGATTCAAAAGATATGCGTAAATCTGCTGACACTCTTGATAAGATTTCAAACGAACTTACAGAAATCTATGTAAAGAAGACAGGATTGGCTTACAATAGAGTTACTGAGATGATGGATGAAGAAACTTGGTTGAGTGCTGAAGAAGCATACGAACTTGGTTTTGTTGATACTATTTCAGATGCTATTAAGGTTGCTGCTAAGTATGATGTTTCTAAATTTAAAAACATAACAAACGAGGAAATACAAAACAAATTTAATATTAACATAAAAAACAAAAAAATGACTAACGATTTAAAAGAATGGTTCAACAGTAAAGTCGATGAAATTGTTGCAGCAGTTAAATCTGATGTAAAAGTTTCTAAAGACGTTATTGAAGATACTACAGTTACTGTTAATCTTGGTGATAAGGAAGAAATTATGAATAAAATTTCTAGCTTTGAAACTAAGAATATAGAGTTAACAGAAAAGATTACTTCTTTAGAAGAAGAATTAGTGAACGCAAAAGGAACTAATGAAACTTTAACAGGAGAAGTAGAAACCTTAAACACAAGACTTAAAAAAGCAGATGCTACTGGTACAGAAATAGAAACTGATGGCGACCCTGTAGTAGTTGAAAACAAAAAAGAAGATGCTAATGCACACTTTTACAATGCAATGGCTGATAGAATAAAAAATAGATTTAATAATTAAAAAAAATAAAAGAAAATGGCAAACGTAGCAAATAAAGGAACATTCGCAACTTATTCAGGGGCGAATTTAAATGAGATTTTTTATGAGCCAGTATTTAGAAGTGATGATATTATGCGTAACTATAGAGTTATTCCTAATGTAAAGCACAAAATGAATGTGTTTACTTCTGCTGCTCTAACAAAAATAGTACAAAAATATACTGCCTGTTCAGCGACAAGTGGTTCAACTCAATTTGATATTGATGAGAAGACAATTACAGCAGGTAGAATGAGAGTTGCTCTTGAGCAATGTACTGATGAGTTCTTTGGAACTTACATTGAAGAAATGTATAGAAATGGTGTAGATGTAATGAATCTTGAAGGTACTCAATTAGCAGATGCGATTGTAAATCGTGCTGTAAAAGGTATTGGACAAGATGTTGTAAGATTAGCATGGGGTGGAGATAGTGCAACTGCTAACTATGACCAAATGTCTGGTTGGATGAAATTAATGGGAGATGATGCAACTGTATTGGCAGCAAGAACTGAGTATAGTGCAGTAGCACCTACAACACCAACTTCAGCAGAAGCACTTGGAGTATTAAGAACTATGTATGATAATGCACCTGCAGCACTACAGCAGATAGCTTCAGCAGACAAGAAAATCTTTGTTTCACCAAAGACTTTTAATGCTTATCTACAAAACTTAGAAGGAACATCTGCTGACTTAGCAATCGTTAATCAACAAGATGGATTGCGTAGAGTGATGTTTAGAGGTGTTGAATTAGTACCTATGTATGAGTGGGACACTATTTTAGCAGACACAGACCCTGCAATGTTCTTGAGAGGTGGTGTTAATGGAACAGAAGGTGCTTGTTATTGTGCAGTAGAGAACTTAATTATTGGTTCTGATGTAACTGACCCAGAAGGTTCTTTTAAAGTATTCTATGATGATTTAGAAGAAAAAATGTTCTTTAGAGGATATTTCAAGTTAGGAGTACAATTCTTGTACCCTTCTCTTGTTCAATGGGGAATCTTCTACTAAAAATAATGTAATAATAGAGAGAGTGTAAAAACTCTCTCTTAATTACTCTTAAATAACAATATAAAATAATAATAAAATGGCAATAGATAAAGGAATCGGTGTTGAATGTAGTAATTTACAGGCTACTGGTGGCATCACTCAAATACTTTTAAGAACTTGGTTAACTCCTGATGCAGTTGTTTATGGTAATGCTGCTGGTGAGCATGATATAGATAGTATTCTTTCAGGGGGGGCTGCAAACTGGTTTGTTTTTGAGTGTAAAAATGAAACTGGTGCATTAACAGTAAACGCTACTAAAGAAAATGGCTCAACTGCTTTTGAGTGTACTCTAACTTTTATGATACCACAGATTAACAGTGATAGATTTGCTGAGATTCAAGCAATGCTAGATACTTGTATGATGGGGGCAGTAAAAGATACTAATGGCACTTGGTGGGTAATTGGTGCTAGTGAAAAATATGCTAACGAAGATGTGGCTGCAAAAAGTCAAACTTACTTAAACTTCACTTCTGCGGAAGGAGGAACAGGGGCTGCTTATTCTGATGAAAGTGGAATGACAGTTACTTTAACTGCAAGACAGTTTGAGTTACCTAGAAAGTATATTGGGACTATTACAGTTGATACTTCAGCATTAACAGCAACTTCAGCAGCGTAATAATATTAAGGTATAATAATAGGTTGAACTTTGTTCGTAAAAAGTTTTATAACATTTCCCTATTAATATCTTTTTTTATAAAATGTGTAATTGTGAAAAAAATACAATAGATTCACAACACTTAAAAATATATACAATCATGGCAAAATATAAAGCAAAATCATCAACAGGAACAATATATAAAGGTGATATTAAAATTAAATTATCATTAGCTACTCAGGAAGAATTAGCATACATTTATGAAGATTTAGGTTTAACTTCATTAGTAGAAAAATTATCAACTACAACAAAAAAAGATGAGCCAAAGAAAACAAACAAGAAAAAGTCAAGTAAAGGCAAAGACTAATACTTTTGAATTTGGGGTATTTAACTTAGCCATACCTGAACATATTGAAGAACCTTTAGACTTATCAAGAATAAGAACTAAGTTTATTCCTTTTGGAACAAACAATCTCTTTCCACAATACTTAGCAGAATTAAAAAGAAAGTCATCTACACATAGAAGTGTACTTGCACAGAAAACGATATTCACAAGTGGGGCTAAGTTTGTTACAGGTAATGACGATTTAAAAGAATACATTAAAGATGTTAATGCTGATGGTGAAACATTAAGAGATGTCTTTAAGAAAATAGCAGATGATTACTATACATTTGGCAATGCTTATGTAGAGGGAGTGTTATATGATGGAGGGTTAAACCTATATCACTTAGACGCTACAACTGTTAGGATGTCTAAAAACAAAAAAGAAGTATATGTACATCCAGACTGGGCGAAGTACAATACTATGAAAGACAAATTGTCTATCATGCCTATATATCCAAATGTAAGCAGTAATAGATTTGTAATTCAATTTAAAGATTATGAGCCTACTTTTACTTTTTATGGTTTGCCAGATTATGTAGCTGCACTAGAGCATATTGCAGTTGACTATGAAATTGGCAAATGGAATCATACTAAGTTTAAGAATGGGTTTCAACCTTCAGCAATCGTAGAGATTAGTGGAGATATGGGTGAGAAGGAAGCAAAAGAATTAGTAAGAGAAGCCCAAAAGAAATTTGTTGGGGATGGGAACAATGGTAAAGTAATGTTTATAGTTAAAAATGGTGATACTTCACCTGCTAATGTAAGCATCATTAAAGACGACCAAGAAGGAAGTTGGATAGATTTACAACGAATAACTGACCAAAATATTGTAACAGCACACAGGTGGCAACCATCTTTGAGTGGTTTAGTATCAAGTGGTAAAATGAATAATACTGGAAGTGAGATTAGAATTGCTTATGACTTAGCAATGACTACAGTAATTAAAGACACTTCTGATATGATACTTAATGTTCTTAAAAAAATATTATTTAAAGAATTAGGGTTTTCACCTGAAGATTTATTAATACAATACGAACCACCAATTAGTTTTGCTACTCAAATTGACCCTGCAAAAGTGCTTACTATAAACGAACAAAGAAGAATGTTAGATGAAGACTTGCCAATGTTAGAGGAAGGCAATATGTTTATAACAGATAGAGAACAAATTATAGTAACAAGAGATGATGAAGATGGTAATGATGAAGACGCAAGTTTACAAGTAACTGAAACAGACACAAACAACGAATAACATTATGGCAAACGTAAATCAATATATACCTTTAGTAACTGCAGCAGAAGTTATAAGTAATAGTTTTACTAATGCAAATACAGATACTGCTTTAATTTCTAATAACACTATATTACTGTCAGAGTTAGCACATATTAAACCTGCTTTTGGCAGAAAGTTTTATGAAGAAATTAAAACTCAACATAATAATGGAACTCTAACTACAGCGAATCAAACTCTAGTAGATGATTTCTTAACTAGATGTTTATGTTGGTTTGTCAGATTTGAAGTTATTAATGAAGTGCAAAGTAATAGTACAAGTGCAGGTATTGTACATAACATTGATGAATTTGCTACTATAATAGACCCTGCAGAATTAAACGCATATAAACAAGATACTTATAGAAAATCAGAAATATATTTACAAGACATGATTGATTTTATGGAGGGTGATGACCAGACTGGAGATTACCCAACTTATGAGTCTAATAGACCTGCAAGAGGTCAGGCATATAAAAATCATGGAATAATAATGTACGATAGTATATATTCAAAACAAAGAAATTACACAAGTTGGAGAGATTTCTGTCCTTGTGATGACTGTTAATAATAAAAGATATGGCAAGTAACGAACATAAAAATTTACAAGATGTTAATAGGCATAATCCTAAAGGGTTTGAACCTGCTACTAATGAAACTGTCCTGTCAAAAAGTATAGGTAGTGGGGCTACAGATACAGATGGTAATTTAGTATGGTTAAATAAAGGATTGCTTGGTGTTACAATATATAAAATGGCAGGGTATTGTGCTGCAACAACCAATTATCAATATGGAACAGCTATAACTGATGACGAATCTCCTTATCAAATAGACAAAGATTTTGGAAGTACAAGTGCAACTGGGTCAACTATTACTCCTTCTCCATTAGTAAGAATGGGGTTAGGTCAGGTGGTTACTGAAGACGCTAATGTATCTACTATTACAGGTTGGTTAACAAGTAATGGTGGTAATGTGGTAACAATAGCCCTTTGTAAAATAACCCCTGTAGTAAACAACACCTCTGGAGTAGCACCAGTAGTTATTGACGAACTTACAGTAACAGGGCTGTCTAACAACAATAGATTAGTTGCTATAGAGGAAACAACTATAACTGCTAGTTCAATAACCGCAGGAGATATTATTTTCCCAATGGTAAAAGAAGCTAGTGGAGGTAGTGATATATATTTTAACACAACAATAAAAACATACACCTATTAAAAAACAAATAAATAAATAAATAAATGGCAACAACAGTAGTAGCAGCGAACTGCATAGTAACAGTAACAGAATCATATGATTTGAATGGTGTTAGTTATGGGAACACAAAGAGTAAAAGTTTTACATCTAAAGGAAAGATTCTTCAAAGAATAATGAATGTAAGTACATCCGACCCTGCAATTATAAATTTTGGGGCTTCAGATAGTGCAGGTCAAGTAACTGTAGGAGATTATGCTTACTTTAGAATATCTAATTTAGATGATACTAATTTTATTATGCTGACACTATATAATGGTGCAGATTCTTTTTTCTATAAACTTTTAGCAGGAGATACTTTTTTACTTATGAGTAATGAAATGGATGCAATAGATGCTTCAACATCTTTTGGTGCTTTTGCAGATATTACTCAAATAAAAGCAGATGCCAATACCGCAGCGTGTGATATAGAGATAATGGCAGTAACAACATAAAAAGCTAGTAAGAATGGCAACGACAGTAACTACAGCAAATTGTACAGTAACAATTACAGAGTCTTATGACCTTAATGGTGTTAACTATGGGAATACAACTGCTAAATCTTTTATAGATAAAGGGCAGGTTTCTCAAAGAATTATGGAAGTAGCAGGGAAGACAGGAGAAGGTACTGTTTTTACCGACATCCTTAATCTATCAACAGCAGATAGTGCAGGTACAGTAGTTAAGGGAGAGTATGCTTATTTTAGAATTACAAATTTAGATGACACTAACTCTGTATATTTAAGGATATACAATGGTGCTGACTATCTGTATTTTGCTATAACAGCAGGAACATCTTTGTTCTTGATGAACGCTAATGTAGATGCCACTACTGCAGTAGGGGTGGTACATTTTGCAGAGATTCAGGCAATAGCAGGACAGTCAAGTCATGCTACAGAAGGAGTAGATATTGAGTTTATAATGGTAACAACATAATTATGCCTAAGAAACGAAAATTAAACTCTAAGAACCCAAAATATGGGAATGTTAAAACTGAGGAAAGAGATTGTGAAAAGATATTTGTTAAAGAGGTGAGAGGAGTAAAAATTTACAAAATATATTACAAATAAAATGTTAAATAAAAAAGGATATAAAAACGCAAAATCTCATATTAATGGAGATAAGATAGACCTGAAGTCTGATTGGTCTTTCTCTGCAGAGGATGGTAATAAGTTGCTTGGAGAGAATGGGGATGACTGGAAAAACTATGCTAAGTGGTTCTTATATATAGATGTAGAAGCTAATGAAGAAACAAAAGATAGGTATAAGTTTCCTTTTGGTAAAAACGACAAGGTTTACAAAAGTGCTTTAAATGCTATCAGGCAAAGAGCAGCACAGTTTGATTATACTGATGTGTTTGATGCAGCAGGAGAATTATTAGAAATGATTGCAAAAAAAGAAGATGCTGAAAATAAAATAAAAGAAGAATTTAAAGGGGTTTTTGACAGGTTTATAGGTAAAATTTAAAAAATTATTTAAAAATGACAAAAGAATTAAGCGAAAATACATCATTCAAATTAAGTGTAAAAAGCATTATTCTTTCAGTTGCAGGGATTTCAACTTTAATGGCAATGTGGTTTACCTTACAGGCAGAGATTGCTGAAGCAAAAGAACTGCCTAAACCAGATATTACAAGAATAGAGTATGAATTAAAAGACGAGTTGATTCGTAACACTATCCTTCAAACCCAAAAAGATATTCAAGCAATGCAAGAAACACTTGAAAGAATAGAGGATAAGGTTTATGAAAGATAGTTTTCGTATATTCATTGTATATGCTATCTTGATATTGTTTGTGTTATTTTTTTCAATAACTTGCAATAGCCAGACTACTGTCAACGATAAAACATTTAACACTACACAAACTGGTATAAGTATTGTTGAATTTTGTGCAGAATGGAATGAAGCTAACCAATGTAATTGGATTAAAGATATAGTAAACGCTAAAAGTTATCGTATAGACTTAGAAAGTCAAACAGCAAAAGATTATAAGATTAAAGTATTGCCTACATTAATTGTTTTTAATGATGGAGAAGAAATAAAAAGGTTTGAAGGGAATATTAGTTTTAAAATATGCCCCAAAAGAACACCAAAAAAAATACAAAAATTAGTAAATAATTTATGAATATTTTAGGAACAATATTTAGTAGTGGTGCAACTGAACTTGTTAAAAGTGTTGGGGGTGTTATAGATAATTTAACAACCACAGATGAAGAAAGAGCAGAAGCAAAGCTAAAAATAGAAGAAATGGTTGGTAATCTTGATATTCAAATGCAAAAAGAAGTAAGTGCAAGATGGACTCAAGACATGAATAGTGATAGTTGGTTATCAAAAAATGTTAGACCTCTAACCTTAGTATTCTTAACTTTTATTTTTGTAATATTGTCGTTCTTTGATGGGAATGTTGGAGGGTTTGAAGTTTCAAAAGAGTATATACCTGTATATCAGACATTATTGATGGTGGTTTATGGGGCTTATTTTGCAGGTCGTTCAATAGAAAAAGTAAAAAAATAACTATGACTTTAAAATATTTTACTAGCAAAGAATTTAATTGCAAGTGTGGATGTGGAATCAATCTTATTGATGGAGAGTTATTGGAAATGCTAGATAAGGCTAGAGGGTATGCTAAAATACCATTTATTATTAATAGTGGATATAGGTGTGAAAAGCACCCTGAGAGTATAAAAAATCCTAAGAGTTCACATATTAAAGGATTAGCAGTAGATATTAAATGCGTAGACAGCATCACTAGAGCAAAGATTATGGATGCTTTAGTATATGCAGGGTTTGAGAGGTTTGGATTGCACAAATCATTTATACATACTGATATAGATAAAGGAAAAGCCAGTCCTGTAATATGGCTATATTAACTTAGTATTAATTTAAAATTATATATAAAATGAAAAAAACATTATTAACAGCAGCGATTGCATTATGCACTTTAGCTGCATCAGCACAATTTAGTGTGATGACGACTATTGACCAACCTGCAGATGGTGAGAGTTGGGGAAGCGAAAACTTCACTAACAACATGGCAGTTGGTTATCAGTTGAATGACAAAATTATGGTGGGTCTTAAATCTTCAGGTGAGGATTACAACTTTTTTGGTAGATATGGATTGGGTTCTAATCTATATGTGTCTGTGGAAAGTGGGGCTGAAATATCTTTAGACAGTCTTGATTTTGGAGTAGGGTATTCTTTCCAATTAAACAAAAATATTTACATTGAGCCTTCTTATATTTTAAAAGAAGACGAGGGTGAATTTAAAATTGGAGTAGCATACAAATTATAAAATAATTATTAATTAAAAAAAAAATAAAAAAAATGGAAAATATATTTAACTTAGTAAATGGATTTATTGGTAAAATGACATCTTTATTTGTAGGATTGTTATCTTTTGGGGTAATGGCAGAAATATTATTTGGTAGTCCTGTTATGGGAATGTCAGTAATAGGGAATGTGATGGATGTTATTAGTGTGTTGGGTGATAATGGTGTGGTTGGATTGATAGCACTTGTGATATTATATAATTTATTAGATAAAAAATAAATTGATTAGTATTGGTAATTAGTAAAATTAATTATCTTTACTGAATTGTAGGGAAACCTACATTGTTTTCGAGTGTTTTAGTTTTAGTTTCAAGAATGGGGTGTTAATAACATCCCATTTTTGTGTAATATTTGACTTGTTTTTTGTATAGATTTGTGGAATAACCAATAAAAAAAGATTATGTCAAAACAATATGGTAAGCGTATAAGACTGTCTGAGGAGGAAGTAGAAATGGTGTATGAGAACAGGGCAGAGAACACAACAAACATTAATGGAAACACAGCACTAGACATTCATCTTAATGAAAGAGGTATAGATAAAAAAGATGTTGTTAGTGTGAAGCATTGGCAATCTGCTAATGGAGAATTTAGATTTAGTATTGTTACAAAAGAAGACTTAGAAGTAAATGAAGGAGAGATACTAGACAGTATTACCGATTTAATAGAAACACACTCCCCTTATTATCCAGAAATAAAAAGAGATAAAAATGCTAATCACTTATTAGTTATTAATCCTGCAGACATACATATAGGTAAATATGCTAATGGGATGGAAACTGGGAGTGGTTATGATGTTGAAATCGCCTGTATGCGTGTTTTAGAGGGGTTAGAAGGGCTTATCTATAAAGCAGAAGGGTTTGATGTAGAGAGGGTTCTTTTTTGCGTAGGCAATGATATTTTACACATAGATAATGTGTACAATACAACCACTAAAGGAACAAGGCAAGATGTAGATGGTAAGTGGTGGGAACATTTTGAAATTGCTTTAGCTTTATACGTTAAATGTGTAGAGATATTAAGAGAGGTAGCCCCTGTAGATATTATTCACAGCATGAGTAATCATGATTACCAAAGTGGATTCCATTTGGCACACGCACTTAAAAGTTGGTTCAGGAATGAAAAAGAAGTATCGTTTGATATTGGTGTAGCACATAGAAAGTATTATCAATATGGAGAGAACTTAATTGGATTAGAGCATGGAGATGGTGCTAAGATGGACAAACTGCCTTTATTAATGGCTCAAGAAAAACCAAAAATGTGGAGTGATACTAAATATAGGTACTGGTACTTACATCATTTGCATCACAAGGTTAAACATAAATGGTTAGATGCTAAAGATTTTATCGGAGTAACAGTAGAATACATGAGAAGCCCATCTGGCACAGACTCATGGCATAGTCGTAAAGGATTTTGTGGAGTTCCCAAAGCAGTTGAAGGATTTTTGCACGAAAAAACGAGTGGTCAAGTGGCACGATTAGTCCATTATTTCTAAAATGTTACATAATTTTCATACAATTTATATCTAGTAGATAAACATTTGTAAAAAAAATGTTAAAAAATGTTTGGTGGTTAATTCCAATTTTATAACTTTGTCATCACAAACTAAAACTAAAACACATGTATAAGAATTTATTATCAAGATTAAAGACCAATCACTTAGAATCTCTACACAGAGAAGAAGTTAAATACCCTATTGTAGTAAAAAAAATACTAACCACATTAGAAGAAAAAGAATTTATTTCTGAACTAACAATTTCAGAAGTTATAGATATTGTAAATTTCTGTGATGCCCCAACAAATGACTATAATTATGTTTGGGAAATGTTTAACGATAAATAAAAACTATGAACTACGAAAATTGGCATAAAGCAACTTATCAAAACTGTGATGACCCAACAGTATGGAATGGTACAAACCCTTCTTGTAAACTTTGTGAGAAAGAAATAGAGCCACATGACGAATATTGTGAAGACCACCAAAGATGTATTATATGTGGAGATAATGATGATTGTGGATGTCAGGAGGAGTTCAGCCAACTAAGTGGTTGTTGTGAAAAAAAATTTATACCTGAAACACAAAGGTGTTCAAGGTGCAATGAAACTGCTTCATCTTCTTGGGAAGATGCAGTAGATAATTGTAAAAACTAACTATTAACTAAAACTATTTAAAAATGACTAAAACACAAACGAGTGATATTCTACAACACTTAAAAGATGGTAGAAGATTAACACAGAAAGAAGCAATTAATATGTATGGTGCTTATAGATTGTCAAGCATTATTTATGGCTTGAGAAAGCAAGGTCATGATATTGTTTCAATACCTGTAGAAGTACCAACAAGATATATGAAAATGGATGGTACTAAAAGAATGGCTAATATTGTTGAATATAAATATATTTAGTCATGGGAAAAATGAAACAGCTTTACGAAGAACAACAGAATAGTAATCAATTAAACAATAATAAAATGAGTAGAAAAACAAAAAAACAAGAAGAACAAGTTGAAACAATCCCTGAAACTAGGGAGGATGCTTTAAGAAGATTATTCAAAGAGAATAGTCTAGTTAAAGAAGATATATACAAAGACAAGAGAGGATTTGTAATTATCACTAGGTCTGGTATAGACAAGATTGTAAGCAAGAAGGGAATAACTGTTGCTTATGAGCCAGTAGTAATGGACTTAGATAAAACTCATGTAGTTTTAAAAGCAGTTGCTAACATGAAAGTTGGTAAAACTGAAGTAAGGAACATGATGAGTTTTGGAGAAGCATCTGATGACAATCTAATGGGAGGTGGTAAAAAGTTCCCAGTAGCAATGGCAGAAAAAAGAGCAATGAGTAGAGTTGTTCTTAAAATTGCAGGGTTCTATGAGCATGGAGTGTTTGGACAAGATGAGATAGTGGATTAATGTCTGAAGACTGGTTAGATAATATTCTTGATGGTGAACCAACGCCTATTACATATAGGCAGTTGGTCATCATTGAGAGTATGATTGATAGGACAGCTATATGTTTAAGTGAAAAATCAAAGATACTAACAAATTTAAACAACTATACAGAATTAGAAGCTGAAGAAATTATTAAAGAAATACTTGAAAATGAAATCAAAACAGACCCAAAAGACCAATGGAAAGAAATGTTCAAATCAGGAATGTTTAATGATAAACCTGTATGAACACTTTTCAAAACCACACAGCTTTATCGCTTGGAATGGAGATAATTTATTAGGAGAAGTTATTGAGGATGATATAATGAAAATTCTTAATAAAGAACAAGTGATAGATTTATACCACAGGGGTAAAAGTAAATTTAAAGTATGTTGTAATAAGATGAATAAGTTTTTAATCAAGCCAGATAACCATGACTAACAAGTATTCAATGGTACAAATCAGAGAATCACGAAATGAATTTGAAGCATTGCTTAGGATTTATGGTGTATCTAACCTGAAACTGTGCAGGATAATGAGGGTTAATCCTGCGACAAGTGCAAAATATATTAAAGACCCTACTTTAATTAGATTCGTTCATGCTAACAGATTGGCAGAATTTATTGGATTAAAAGTACAAGATGTAGTTGATACAATAGTGTATGACTTAACTTAAAAACAAAAACATGGATAAAAAAACAAAAAAGAAAATAGCGTATCAATTAATATTCAGCGAATCTTATAGCGATATAATCCTTAATGAGATAGCAGATATATATGATGTGGATAAAAACATAGTATTTAAAGGTAGTAGAAAGAAAAACATTATAAACGCTAAAAGAATGTTCATTTATATTTTAAGAAATATTTTTGGGCTAACTCTTTATGAAATAGCAGAAATAACTAACTTGCATCATGCTTCAGTAATACATCACAATAGAAAGTTTGAATTTTTTTATGGTAAGTATATAGAAGATACTGATATTTTTAAAAGAGTTGAAGCTAAGATATTGTCTGTAGAGATTGATGAAATGATTAGAGTATTAGAATTAAAAAACAAAGAGATAAATAAAGAATTAACTAAATTGTATAACATAAAAAATCAAAAATATGTCAGAAAAGAAAGAAAAGATTTACTTGCCAAGCAGTATAAAAGAGATTAAAACTAAATACGGAACAATGATTGTTGCTAATCTTAAAATTGATGACCTTCAAGCAAACTCAAAGAATGGTTGGATTTCAATGGTCATATCAGAAAGGAGAGAACCATCTGAAAAGGGGGCTACTCACTATGCTTATGTGAATGATTACAAGCCTAAAGAAACTGTTGAAACTAAAAAAGATGATGACGATTTACCATTCTAATGGCGTTGGTATAATAAGCATTATATTTTTATGTGTTTTGTTTGGAAGTATTTTAGGTGGTTTATTTATTTTCTATATACAAAAAAGATATATAGATAATTTAGAGAAAGAATTAGATTGTAAGAATAAAATAATTAACGATTACAGTTTATAATGAAACAACCAAATTACTATGCTATTATATCTGCTGAGGTTAGATATGATAAAAATTTAACACCTCATGCTAAATTATTATATGCAGAGATTACAGCACTACTTAACATGAATGGAGAATGTTTTGCCACTAACAGATATTTCTCAGAACTTTATGGTAAGAGTGTTGTAACAATCTCTAAATGGATTAGTGAGTTGGTTGCAAATGGTTATGTGTCAACAACTTATACCTATAGGGAGGGTACTAAAGAAATTGATAGGAGGTATATAAGAATTATTAAAGGGGGTATTAAAGAAAAAGACAAGGAGGGTATTAAAGAAAAGTTTAAGGATAATAATACTAAGGTTAATAATAATATTACATATAGTAATAATAAGGGTCGCTTTAAAAAACCAAGTATTAATGAAATTAATGATTATTGTTTAAAAAGAAAAAACACTATAGATGGCGAAACTTTTTTTGATTTTTATGAAAGTAAAGATTGGAAGATTGGAAAAACAAAAATGAAAGACTGGAAGGCTTGTGTTAGGACTTGGGAAAAAAGACAGAGTAAAAATGTAAAAGGAATGAGTAAGGTTCACATGCACTTAAACTCACACTTACAAGCAAAAGAATTACTTAAAAAACAAAGGCAATGATTAAACACAAAACAAAAGAACAATTAGAGGACTTGTGCTTGGAACTGCTAAGTAAAACATATATTGAGTTAGGACAGCACAATGTAGAAGCAGAAACTAAAGTTATTATGGCTCAAAGTTTAGCTGATGATTTAAGAAAAACTTATAAGAATTTTTATTTCTCAGATGCAGAAAATGCTTTTAACATTGGAGTAAGGAGTCAGCATAATGGAGATTTTATTCACTTAAATGTTCCTACATACATGAGGTGGTTAAGAAAACATAAGGATTTAATATGGGATGCAAGAGCCAAAGTTGATAGAGGTGATGACCCTAAGTCAGTTCCTTATTACCGACCAGAACCAAAATTATTAAAATAAATATATATATGGATTACTTAACATTCCTAAAAAGAAACAAGATGCACCATTCCAACAGATGGATTGTAAAATATTCTGAAGACAAAGTTAGAGAAGTCAAATTAATATTTAATCCAGAGGAATATCGTAAAATGAAAAAGAGAAGACCTTTACATACACAAAAAGGATTAATTAAAATACTAGAGAAAGATAAAAACAAAAAACAATGAAATTAAGTTATTTTATTTTATGTATTGTTTTTGTTGTTTTTTTTATTAAGTTTTTTATACATTGCTGCGAAATAAGATTATGTAAAAAATCGCATAAGAAGTTTGTAAAAAACGTAAATCAATATAAAAACACTATTGCAGGGGCATTAGAAAATGACAGAATCAATGACAAAACACAGTAAATATTACTACGAATTTAACAGAAATATGAGTACAACAGCAAAGATTAATCCAAAAATGTTTTTATCTAAAGAAGAATTAAAAGGAATAGATTATTCTAAAGAAAAAACCCCTTCTTATTATGTTGGTAAAACTTATGGCTATGAAGCACGAAAGGTTGTAGAAGATTTTAACTTATCTTATAATGTAGGAACATCAGTTACATACTTACTTAGGGCGGATAATAAGCACAACAATCCTATTGATTGCATACAAAAAGCAATTAATCATCTTGAGTTTGAATTAGATAAGATAAAAAATGAGAAAGCCAATCTTTAGAGTATTCGTTAACTACACTATAAGTAGCAAAAAAAGAGTTAGAAAAACTAAAGGAAGTATAGATACTTTTGTTCTTACTGACGATATTAATGAGATGAAGAAAGATAAGGATTTAATAAACAGGATATGTTATCTTAATAAAAGAAAACCTGAAGATGTTGAGATTATAATAGATAGTGTTGAGATTGAAAATCAATATGGAGAAACAACAGATAGATTTTAATTATGCCAAAGATTAGAAAAATAAAATTAGAAGACAGAAAAGATATGAGGGGTGGAGGATATTCCAGAAGAAAGTTTAGTGCTGAAGAAGTAGATGTTATAAGAAAAGAATATGCTACAACCACAGAGAAAGTAACTATATCTGCTCTTGCCAGAAAATACAATGTATCACAACCATTAATGTATCAATTAATTAAAGGTACAACCTACAATGAGGGGGATGTAGGGGGTATAGGGGGTACAGGAGGGTATGGGGGTACAAGGCGTAGGAGAGGTTCTGTTTACAATCATAACAAATGAAACAAGAAGCATTAGTTCAGTCTGCTTTTTGTACTTACCTTAAATATAACTACCCTAAAATAAGATACTGTGCATCATTGGGTGGCATAAGAACATCCATGAAACAAGCTATACTAGCCAAAAAGACTGGCTATGTTAAAGGCTTTCCAGATATGCAGATACTTAAAGTCAACCATAAGTATGGTGGGTTATTCCTAGAAATCAAAGCAGACAAGAAGTGTTATCCATCCAAAGAACAGAAAGAATGGGTGGAATACCTCAACGAAGCAGGTTACTTTGCTAAGGTTGTTAAAGGACTTGATGAGTGTATCGAAATTGTTGATTGGTATTTAAAAATTCCATAATAAAATATTCTTATTATTTTTTGAAACTGCCTTGAAACTGCCCTGAAACTGCTGAAACTGCCAGATATTTTAATAGGTAGGGGTGTTAAGAGGTGTGGGGAGGTCGTGAGATTTTGACAAAAATACAAATTTTGTTGAATATATCAAAACATTTTATTTGTTTTTTATTAACGAATTTTTGTTAATATCTTTTTTTAACAAATATTGTTTTTTTGTTGGCTATTTAAAATATTTTGTTATCGCGTACATATATATATATTAGAACGACCAAAAAACGACCATAAAAAAAGACACTTTCCCACACTAGAAGACCAAAAAACGACCAAAAAACGACCATAAAAAAACACATCATTTTAAAAAAAATACAAAAAATGTTAATTCTTCTCTAGTAAAATCAATATAAAAGTTTTTAACTATTTGTTGTATAATGTTAAAATGTTTCTTATATTAGCATTATAATAATTAAAACAAAAAACAATGACAACAACAGAAATTAAAAAAGTAGAGTTAACAGCGTCAGACTTAAGAATGATTAGATTGGCTATAAATGATAAAATATCTGCAGAACTAACAAAAGAAACAAACAGTCACTTATATAGGAGTAACAGGATTAAAGGACTAGAAAAGGCTTATGACAAAATAACAGATTTATTATTTTATAATAAAGAAGAACTAGAAATTATCTTAAAAAATAGAGATTAACTGAAGAGTCTTCAATAGACGAAACGCTGTGAAGCGTCTTAATCAAAAAACAAAAAACAATGAAAAAAGCAACCACAACAATTACAGAAAGAGATTATATTGTTATCAGCAAGGGATTAGCCCATTTGATAAGCGAATATAAAAACGATAAAAAAATTGACAAAAAATATATCAAAGAGATTGAAGAATTGAAATATAGACTAGTAAAACCATTTAATGGAATATCAATGAATAATTCAATAAATAAAAACACCCCTTAAGTAAATATTAATAATTAAAACAAAAAACAATGAGAACGAACAGAGAAATTCAAAAAGAAATAGAAGAACTAAAAGAACTAGACAGAATAACGACAATAAAAATAAATCAAGAATTTAAAGATAGAGCAGAGAAAGAAAAAACAGCAGATCAGACGATAAAAGAAGAAAAAGAAGAGGAAGAAAGGCAAAGGCTAAACGATTTATTTAATTGTTTTGCTCAAGCTCAATTAGAAACAATAAAAGAAACAGAAGAAACAAAAGATTTTGACAGAAGACTAAAACAATTTATTAACAAACTATAAAACAAAAAAAATGGAAACAATCACTAAAGACAAAGCAAAAGAATTAATAAAAAAAAGCAATAATAAAATATTTACGGCTGAGTTTATAAAAAAAGATGGTACTCATAGATTAATGAACGCAAGACTTGGAGTAAAAAAAGGATTAAAAGAAAATGCAAAGCCACAACCATACGAGCCGAGCAAATACGGCTTAATATGCGTGTACGATATGCAAGTAAATAATTATAGAATGATAAATATAAATACGCTTTTAAAATTAAATATTAATAAAACTAAATACAAAATAGAGAGATTACCTTTTTAATAACTAAAAATAAAATAAAATGAAAGCATACGAAATAAAAAACTATAGACAAATTAAAGTCAAATACATAGGACCGACAAATCACAGAGGTTCAAGAATTTGCATCTATGAGCCAAAGCGATACAATGACGACACAACAAAAAGAATTTATTTATCTTATGATTATGCAATAGGAGATGTTCAGCAACAAGCATTTGAATATTTGATAAGTAAAGGATTTAAAGTAATTTGCAGAGCATCAGAATTTGAAAATTATTTATTCTTTGTTGATAATTGGGCAGAAGATTTTAAAGAGATAGACACGGGAAAAATAAGAGAATACAAATAAATATTAACTTAAATAAATAAAATTATGAGCGGTAAACTACCTTTAACAAATTATACAGACTTTCAACTAACTATACTTTTTATATTAGCGTTAATCTTTGGAGGATGTTAAACAATTAAAACAAATTAATAAATTAAAACAATTAAACAAATGAAAACAAAAGAATTAAATAAAATTACAAAACGACTAGAAGAACTAGAACTACAGTTAAGGGATGACTATGGACTCACTAAGATTAGCGGTGGCTTTGTACATATAGATATGCAAGATTATGATAATAATTATATATATCTAACAATTAAGGATGGGATACAAAACGACTGTACAAATAAAGTTAATCAAGAAGAACAAAAACTAAACAGAAAAACTTTAGAATTTAACAATTAAAACAAATTAATAACTAAAACAATTAAACAAATGAATAAAAAAAACGTAATTAAATTAAATTCTGGCTGTTATTATTGCAGAGAAACAAAACAAATATATCCAATGTTAAAAGATGGAAGTATTTGCATTGGTGGTGGTGTTCATATTGCAGATATTACAGAAGAATTTTATGAATCGCTATTAGAAACTAACCCACTTATTGTATCAATAAATCTTCAGCCTGAAGATGCAAAACAATAAACAAATGAATAAAACAATATCAAAACAAAAAAGAAATTTAATACATGAATTATCTTTTTGGATGCTTGGAAGCATTGACAACAGTACAGAGATAGAAGAAAGTAAAAGAATTATTTTATCCTGTAAGCATTACACAAATAAAGAGATTAAGACATTAATAAATGATATTAAATATCAACTACCCTTTTAAATAACAATGCTTTAAACACTATTAAAGAGAGCCAGAAACGGCTCTTTTTTTTTGCTTATTATTTGATTATGTTGGTTTGTATTGTGTTTTAATTTTGTTGTATGGTTTGCGTTTTTTCTTTTTACAGACAAAACGACAGAAAAAAAGATATATTTTTCAACAAATCATGTCAGATTGTCACAAACTTAAACTAGTTTTAGTTTTGAACTGGTTTGAACTGGTTTGGGTTTGGGTTTGGTTTGGGGTTTTAAATTCCGTAAAATTTTATATTCCAATGGTCTAGCCACACACACGCAGACAGACAAAACCAAAGTTCAATTTTATAAAAGCTATGTTTTATTTAAACATCTATTTTAAAAGGTTGGTACACACTTTGCGATATGAGCAATGATGTTTACTATAAGAAAGAGGACGATTATAAGACTTTAGAAATATGCATACTCTTATAAGAGGACGAAGTTAGTGTTTTAAAAATTAAGTATTGCATAGTTTCTATACAATTGGAATTAAAGTTAACAACTGGATGTTCAATTTTATATAATTATTATGGAAGCAGTTTAAATGTTTTTTATATATTGGCAAAATGAAAGAAGAAAAGAAAGTTGTTGGAAGTGAAGCAATGAAAAAGAAGACTTGGTCAAGTGGAAAGATTGATGAGCATTATAATAAAACAGATAAAGCACTACAACCAAAAAACACAGAGGTAAGACAGGTAGCAAGAATGACACGCAAGTCATTAGCTTACGCATTAGAAGGACAGCCAGTTAAGATTAAGATGGCATTAGATATTTTATTTGATGAAGACCCTCGTGCCTACATAGATG